CTGTAGGATATTCCATTTCCTGACCTAGAATATTACGAGCCTTAGCACTCAACTGTGGAGCATAAGTCGCAACTATCTGATCTCTAAATGTTTTTAATACATCACCCTTGGAAGTTGTCTCAGGTCTAGTGGCTAATCCCATGTCCTTATTGATAAAATCAGCAAGTCCGCCGTAAGGGGTTACAAAATCTTTAGCAAAACCTGCTAGAAATTTTTCCATCTTTGCCGGGTCTTCTGATTCTAATGCATCGATAAGCCCAGAAGTTGAGTCTACTATAAAACCAGGCTTGAATAGAGTAGCTACTGCCATTGCAAACTCGCCATAGTGATGCTTCCACTCATCTTCCCCAATCTTGTCTCTAACTTCTAAAAGGTCAACCATCGTAAACATAATGTTAAAGTAAGGGTTATCTCTGTCTATCGGAAAATCTCTTCCCCCAACTGTGATGTAGTTCTGTCCCTTACCTGTCATTAGGTCTAAGCGTTTCTTGTTATAATCTCTACTACCTGATCCAACAATCGCACCTGTTTCGTACATGTAATAGACCGAAGCAGATAAAGCTGTAGTAGTCACAGTCGCTTTTGCAAGAGCCTGTTGAGCCTGCTCTGGAGTACCCTTAAAGACGGCTTGCCTAAAGTCTCTAGTTATAGGCGAAAGTACAGTCTGTTGCATACCGTAGTTAATCATGTTGATATTCACGTTACCAAATGGGGCTAGAAATCTAACCATAGGCACATTAGCGAACTGTCTAAGATGCCCTTTAAAATCAAATAAACCATCTGGCTTCCCTTTATTTCTCTCCGTGAAGGTAGCTATCTCAGCTTCGTCATACATAGCAGTCTTTATATTCTCAGGAGGATTCTCAGACATGTCCTTGTACATTTGTTCAACAACATCATCACTTGCGCCATTACGTTTTGCACGCCTAAGTTCTTTTTGAACCATTCTACGCTTAGTCATATTAGCATTTATATGTTTCATGAACTGATCAGAAAATTCTAAAGGCGCACCCGCTAGCGCAGGATTACCAAATACTGTAACTAATGCTTTAGCAAATTGTTCCTGCGAAGTCTTCGGTACATCTTTCTTTAAAAACATAGGTATCTTGCTAAAGCCATCCCTGACTCCCTCAAACTCTACGTCTTTTCCTCTAATCTTACTTGCTGTAATTTTAAAAGCATCTCCTATTCCATGGAAGCCCCCATAAATTTCAGACATCATATCATCGTAAGTAGCTCCATTAAGATGGTCATACGTCTTATTTGATATATTTAACTTATTCAATGTTTTGCGATACAGGGAATATGCTGTGTTAAGTGTAGCCGCTCCACCTGTATTCACGGGGCGCATAGCTGTAGTTGATACTGTAGTAGAAAAGTTTTTGATATGCGTAATAGGGTTTGAGAGGTATCTGCCAAATCTTATCTGCATCATGGCTTGCCCAAGAGGAACACCTCTAGCCCAGTTCATTGCTTTAGTAATCATGTTAGGAGTTACGTCAGCTTTATTAACTTCTTTAGCAATGCTATCCAAATCTCCAGCGAACACATCGTACATATCTAATAGCTTCTTAGCTGATGGTGCTGACTTAACTTGAACACCAGTCTCTCTAAGTAGTAGCCCTGCCATACTTCTTTGGTCCCTTACCTTGTAGGCCATAGACCTAAACACTTGGAACTGTTGAACCGTGAACTCTTTAGAAAGCTCACCGTTTGCGTATCTCTTCATGCTTGTTTGTATCTGGCCAGCGGCTCTTTCTAGCAATAGCTCTGATGCGATAATATCGCCAATCCTTAAACCATTAGCCTCAGTCCATCTGAGTAGCTTCTTAGGCGTAGTTTCTCTTGCTCTAGCCAGCTTAAGCAAATCTGCTTCTGTGTATTTTTTCTTGTTGTATTTTTCTGGGTGTACTTCAACTATTCTTTTTACTAATTTTCTTAAGTCTTCTTCCGTGTTCATGAACGTAAGATTTAGTATATCGTCACCATCTACGTCTTTTGCTGCATTTGTATTTCTAGACCCATAACCCATGTCATGGTCTTTTATTATTTTATCAACCTCTTCTGGAGTTAGGTCGTACTTGATTTTCCCTTGCTTCTTTAGTCTTGCAAACTCTTCTCTACCAAGTTCGTCGAGGACTTCAGTATCCCTAACCTCATCAACTATTGCACTCCGCTTACCCTTAAGTGCCTCAAGCCCCTCTTGGCTAATTTCGTCATTAGGACTAAAAGCAGGAACATCTTTTCCACTCAAGTCCTTAGGGAGTGGTGGTAGATCTGTTCTAGGTTTAGGTATCGGAGGGAGGATTTCATCAGGAGACTCTTGAATCTTAGGAGATACACCTTCTGCATCAGGCTTAATTGTGCCTCCGCCTTTTCCTTTTCCTTTTCCTTTTCCTATTTGTCCTGATTCATCTTGAAGATATTTATAAATTAACTTTCTGTTCTTTCTAACTAACTGTAATACCTTGTAGGCACCCGTGAGAATACCAGCTTCCGCAAGTCCGAACATTGAATTGTGTAATCGTCTCTCAAAATTCTTCTCAGTATCTTCGGTATATGGGTCGATATATTCCATTAAGTCGTGGAGAATTGGGAGATCCTTTCCAAGCTCAACTATTTGCTCACGCTGCGGTTCAGTAGTTTCAAAAAAGAACTCAGTAACAAACGGGTCTGCTGTTTTTATAGCTCTATTTGTCCATTTACCGCCTTGCATTACGGCCTTACTCCCTTTGTAGATAGCGTTTGAACCTATAACAAACTTAGCTAAACTTCGAGTCGTCTTGCTAAAGTTGTCTTGAGGTAAGTATCGGTCGGAATAGTTGAGATTTTCCAGTAATTCTTCACCGTCACCGAACTTCCTATCAATATAATTTACTGTATCAATAGCTGCGTTTGCTACGTCTTGACTCATCTCTACAACTGTATTGCCTAAGAAGATAGCTGGATGCTTCTGTCCCTCTTTCATTAGCTCCTGACTCATTTTTTCAGTAAATTCCTGCTTTAATGTGTCGCGGATTTCTTGCTTGTAACTATCCAAATCCTCATTCTGTAGGTTATTAGGATTGAATGATTTATTAGGTTCCTCAATAACAGGCGCAGCAGCTGAGGGAGGAGTCTGCTCAACAGTGGCAACGCTGGCTTCATTCTCTAAAGGTTTCTTGTCGTTTCCGCTGTCGGTATTATCTAGTTGCATCATATCTCCCAAGGTACTAGCTTGTTGCTAAATGGTATTCCTTCTTCGTCTTCTACATTTAAGAAATTGTAACCGTCACCATTAGGCAATGTCTCGTAAAATTTGAAATCGTCCTCAGATGCCTTGTAAATGGCGCTATTCATTTCAGCTTCATCACGAATCATTTTGTCTATAGACTCTAGCCTCTGCTTTACGGCTTCTTTAGCTTTAGGATTTTTAAATCGTGAGAGATTCTCAGGAGAATTACTCCACTCAAGTATCCTCCCCCTCCATTCTTCTGGAGATTCCATTATAGCTTTAGTTCCAATAGTATCTGATTCATACTTTAAGACTTTTCTCTGAGGCATACCTACAAGTATTTGACGCTCGTTGAATTTCTCCGGTGTCTCCCCTTCAAGAATCAATTTCATCGTAGCTGGGCCATTAAACTTACGACCACTTGTAAGGGCCATACGTTTTGCTTCGCCATACTTCGATAGAACACCGAAGTATTTAGCTAACTTATCTTTATTTTCTGGAGTGGGAAGAAACTTATCGCCAAGGAGCCTCATCTCCATAGGTACATCACCAAGAATTTGTTTGTGTAATGCGTAAGCTGACTTGTCGCCTGCAGCTAGAGAAGGGTCTGATGCATAAGACTTCTTAGCTATTGTAAATTCCTTAAGTAGAGCTGACGCATTTCTAGGCATCAAGTGCCTTCCGTTCTCAGTACCTACAAATGAGATTGCTTTATCAAGGTTCCCTTCACCATAGGCAAACTCTCTTGCTTTAAAAGTACCGATAGCGTCAATCTGTTTTGCGAATGGTACTTTTTTCGTAAGTAGTTTCTTATAGTTCTCAGAACTAAGTCTAGGATTCTCTCCGCCTAATTGGTCGCCTGCTTTAATTAATATATCATCTACTGCTACAATATTATTAGACTCTACAGCGTCTTGCATTTCTTCGAGAAATTGCGACTCTATTAAACTCTGAGCTACCTTTAGTTCTTTAGCTTGTATTCTTTCTGTTCTGTCATATTCTTGGTTTCTTTGATTAACGATAAGATTTCTCTTGGCCATTGCCCTATCCATCAGTTCGCCTCTAAACTTTTGGTCAGTATATTTAGCGTACTCTGGACTTGTTAATATCTTGTTTAGTTTTGTAGGGTCATTTATAACATCTTCCCTATTTATTAGACCATCAATAGCTGAGGCTATAAGATTTCTTCCTCTTCTCTGCTTAATCATCTCACCTTTTTCTTGTGTAATATCTGTAACTACATCTCTCTTAAAATTAACGTCTGTCTCCATGTCGCCTAAGGCTTGTGTAAGCATCTTAGGACTCCGGAAAACATCATCATTTTCTAGGTTCTCTGTAATAGCTTCCTGCTCTTTAACAAACTCAATACGCATTTTATTTCTTTCCATCTCGAATTCTTCAAACTCTTGCGCGCCTGTTTTGGACATAGCGGTAGTAATCTCTTCAAGAGCATCTAAGCCAAACTTATCAGTATACTCTTTAGATATTTTGGTCTGTAATTTTTTATCTTCATCCTCATACTTTGCTTGAGCATCGGCGCTGTACCCTTTAGCGGCTAACGCGCTTCTTAGCTTGACTGCTTCTCGTCTATATTGACTAGATGCTTGAGTTCCTGCATTACGGTAGTTAGCTTTCTCGACTTTTAGTAAAGCTGAACCAAGGTCCATCGCCCCTTTACCAAGTCCTGATACAGCGTCACCCATCAAACGTGCCTGGGAACTAGACTGAAACCCTGTAGGATTCTGTGGAGCTAATCTTTGATTCTCTTGTATTACTGGAACTTTTGGCATTTCTTATCCTTTTACTTAGTAGCGGATTTATACTTAGCTGCAGCAGTTAACCCAGTGCCTCCAGCTTGTAGGGCATTTAAGCCAAAACTACTTAGACGCATACTCTGCTTCGTAGCGGCTCCAGCTTTTAGTAGTGCCTCTCTCTTCTGCATAAATCCTTGTCTTTGGATTGCTTCCATTTCATCACTTATACTACTTAATGTATCATTATAAATATCAGAAGCAGTACCAGAAAGTTCTACACCAGAAGCTCCTAATGCTCCCATCTGTTCCTCTTCAAATTGGTCAGCCTGTCTCGAGTATATAGCTAAACTACGATTCGTTGCCTCTTCGATAAAAGCTGCTTGTTCTTCTAGCCAGATAGCATTTTCTCGCTCAGCCTGAGCTTGAGCCATGTTTGCTTGTATCTGTCCGAAGATAGATAAAGCGGCTCCTGCTAGAAATAATCCTCCTGACATATAAACTCCTACGGGTTGTTTTGTCCTCTAAGCACCATACCAAGAATGTTTAGAGGTAGGGGCTGATCTGTTTGAATAATAACTTTATTTTCATTATCAGGCCCCAAAGGTATGTCTAACCTCTCCTCGCCTGTATATGGTGTTAATTGGTTTAATTGCTCGAATGAATAAATAGTATCAGCTCCATATTCCCCTACCCATGAAGCGTACAGTTTGGCTGTTATCCTATCAATTCTAATAACATCGCCCTGACTATTCATGACCTGATTAGGTCCAACCTCAGGAGTCAATGTTTTGAGTACGCTTGTATAAGGGATACCTGCTACCCAGTACACTACGTTTTCTCCTAACGTAATGTTCCCTGATACATCAGCCTGTATTGCTTCAAATATGCGCAAGGTTCCTGATTCATTTCTGGCTATTACTGTTAGGAATAATGAAGCGTAATCAGCGCCAAGAGCTAGGGTTCCGCTTGCGGGAGAATTTGTTCCGTAGGTTGCAAAATCTACGAAGAAACATTCATTGGTTTTTTTATCAACAGTCTCACCAACTGGAATCGTATCGTCCCATGCTGGAATAAGTCTCAGTATCCATTCATCACTATCCAAGGCTCCCCTTGCCGCCGTATTAACAGTTCTTGTAAATAGAAAAGTTTCCTCTTCGTAAGGGTCAAAGGCTTTAAAGATATAACGATGTTGCGTTTGTATTGTTTTAACTTTACTAAAAGCAAGGACACCTGCTTGAGGGTCTATAGATATAGCCACAATCTGATAAGCATCTGTTAAAGCAAATATCGTTTTCATTCTTTCAACGTATACCATCTGAACATACTTAGTTCTTTTAGTAAGAGCGTTGCTGTGTAGAATCTGGTCATTAATATCAGTAATACGACGACTGACAAACGCCCCGTTCTCTTCACTATATTTAACTTCGTAAATCTCTTGCCCATCTTCTCCTATAAAATATGTTGAGTTATAGGCATTAATAGCAGCTCGGGCTGACCCACCATGATTTGACTGGGGTAGAAAGGATACCGAAGTAGGTTCCAAAGATACCGCATACTCTCTGGTAGCCGTGCCAAGCAATAATGTTCTGTTACTCTTTATCCAAGTAATCTCTTCCTGGTCGCCTTCACTGGCAATCGTGTATTCTAAACCACCATCAACTAATGAGGCTTCACGTCCATATACATAAACACTTGCAATATCGATTGCGTATAATCTATTTATTTGGCCATAGTAGAAAGGGAAACTGGCCCACACGGTTGCAGGCTTGTTCTTGCTTCCGCCGAAAACAAGTCGACCGTTATGAAGTTCTACGGTTTTAGGCCATCCATTGTATTTATCCCAACCACTTACATACCAGTAATTGCTGGCCGTTATTGAAAATCCTGCTCCAGCTACTGATATCTGAACTGTTGCATTTTTTGAATCTGTTACTGCTGTGATTATTCCTACAACAATTTTACCTGTCCCATCATCAATCATAATACGTAGACCATTAAACGTGCTTCCATCAGAAGCCATATCTGCCACAAAGAAATCTGCTGTGGATACTAGAGTTGTTGAGCCTGATACTGCACCAACAGCCATAGTGAAGTCTGTAACGTTTGGGTCGTCAAACGGTGTTCTTACAACATCGTCGTATCTAGCCCATGAATCATATTTAAGAAGTATCTTGGTTGGAGTACCCACAACTGCGCCAGCTATGGTCGTATCATCTATATCATCTAGCCAGGGAAAACCTACTAGACACAATTCACCCGCACCATTTAGTGTTGGTACAAAGATAACTGGCTCAACTTCACCGCTACTATGTACGATAATAAGGCAACCATCTACTTGTGAGTAACTATACCCATGTGTGTTTGAAGAACCTTGCGCAAGAGCCGCAGGAACTCTTCCTATAAGAGGCGCTGTTCCAGCAGAATAGCGTGACACCCCTGCAGTATTCACTTCTGAAATAGTAGCTGAGGCTGTTGTTGTTACTTTAATATCGACACGGTAAACAGAATTCCTATCAAGTTTATATATTACTGAAATGTATTCACCTTCATCAGCCGCTAAAGCTGTAGGCCCTACCTCAGTAACTAATCCCCCACGCCTAAATGCTCCGCCAGATGTTTCAACTAGAAAATTCTCTAATATATCTAGCCCTTCTTTGTACTGTTCGGCATCTGTTCTAGCATGAGTCTTAGGTCCTAGCTCTCCAGATTTGAAACTGTTAAGCATGTAGCTAAATCTAGGCATTATAACCTCACGTTTAAGTAGTCATTATCCATTAGCTCTATAGGCGTACCTTCTTGAGCATCCATACTTCTAGCTAGTCTCTTAGCGAACTCAGCTTTCTCGAGGATTTGATTACTAAGTTCTCTGTTCTGTACTAAAGCATAACAAATTTCTGCAGCTAAAACGTAGGCAAGCCCCTCTGTAAAGTCAGACGTGTAGTCTGTCTCGGCGACATCGGCAATGTATTCAACGAAAACGTCAGCAGGGCGATATACTATAAACTCGTCTGCGGCTGATGGAGCTACTGATAATGCTACTGATAAGGTAATCGTATTCGCAGTAATAGAAGCTACTACTCTTCTTTCATCATTTACAAGAATCACGTCTCCGACTACTGCTTCATGAGCTGTTGCATTTATAGCTGTGGTAGTTGAAGAGGCTTCGGCTTCGTCTGTAACGATAGTAGCGAAAGAATCCTCTATGACGAGCTTTCCATTCTCGATTGCATAGTCGTAATCATATCTAACTTCTTTAATTTTTAAATAATCACTTGGTAGTTCAAAGGCTGACCCCCACTTCCATGTGGGTACGGTAGAGTCAACGGTAAGTTCTGCTCTTTTAATAGCGAAGTTCCAAGGGTGCTGTCTCACTTCACGAGCTTTTACTGTGTCATATATAGCATTTAATAAGTTGTTTCTTTTATTTGATGTAGCTGTATCGGTGACAGGCTCAGCGCCTAGTTTGATAAAACATGAATTATAAATTTGTAGCTTCGTAGCCATCTAATCTCCTTACGAAAGAGGGGTCTTGCGACCCCCCGTTTCTTGTATAAGCCTAACCAATGGAGAAGATTAGTCGATAATGTAAAGAACTTCAAGTTTCCAAACGTCAGCTGTTGCACCGACAGTAGCGGCACCTTGAGCTAAAATTTGTACGTCCATTTCCTTGTTGATTTTCAAGTTATGTCCAGCAGCTGCCCAAGAAAGTTTTACTTGAGAGATTGCAGAAGAGATATCTTGATCAGCAAAAAGAGCTTCAGCAGAAGCATTTGATCCAGACTCGTCAGCATCAGTTACACCAATGTCTAAGTTACCAGATGTTGCTGCAGGAGCATTGAAAGTTGCATCAATGATGTTTGCGTTAGCAGGAAGTTTCATCATTTTAACGACGTCTCCAGAAGAAAGCTCAGCGCCAAGAGTGAACTCAGCATAAGCTCTACGGACGCGACCGTTAAAATCTTCTGGATTAAGTTTACCGTTTGGGACAGTAACGAAAGCCGAAGTGTATCCTGTACTAAATAAAGTGGCCATTATGTACTCCTTAAATTAGGGGAGCAATGCTCCCCGTTTTATTATTACTCGTTACAAAGAACTTCAACAACTTTTACTTCTTCCATACGAGTAGCACCGATACCCATTGAAGCGTAAATCTGGTGAGCATAATGCTTACCAGGAAGTTCGTCGATTCTTGCTTTAACATCTTCTGCTACTGAAAGCATGATACCATCACGTTTCCAAGCAAAACATCTTCTTGCTCCAGCAGGGAGAGTACCTGTACCAGAACCAACGATGCCGTTAGCTACGTTGTAAGTAGTTCCGGCAGAAGTTACTTTTAGTCTTTCGATTCTAACAAACTTAAAGCCCATAAAAGTATCAACATCACCTTGAACAAGAGCTTTAACGCTTGCAAAATCCTGTGAAGTTACTTCTGTTTCGCCAAGTAAGTTGTCTAGTTGCTCAGAAGTTACAGCAAAATAAAGATCGCCTTCTTCTACTTCGTTCTGACCAAATTTCTTCTTAACAGCTCTAAGAGTTTTTACGTTAAGACCAACACCTGTAGTTGTAGTTCCGTCAAAGCAAGACACTTTGTTAGCGTTTGCCATGTTAACAGTTGAACCGCCTTCTTTACCACCGTAGGCTGCTCCAAGAGCGGCTTCGATAATAACGTCATCCATTGCACGACCAAGGGCCCACATAGCGGCTTGAGCGTATTCTGATTTTGGGTCCATGATCATTCTAAGTTTGTCTTCTTTATCACAAAGATCGGCGTAGAAATAATCTTCAAGAGTTACTCTACGTCTTGAATGTGGAGTGTCTTGGTAAGTAGTATCTGAATGTCTACCAACTTTACGTTGTGCAGTTACACTACCGATACGGTCATAGAAAGCTGCTTCTGATTTTTGTGACTCTTTACGTACTAGACCAGCTAGACGTGAACCTTTTTGTTGCGATAAGTGAAACACGTTTGAAGAATACTGTTTCACAAATGCTGTTTCGATTTGAAATGACATTTTATGCTCCTTGCACTATTAGTTTTACAGTAGTTTACGAAACGCTTGTCCACACGCGCGGGGCTTTTCTACTTCCCAAGATTCAACGGGTCCGACTGGATTATCCTTTTAGGAACTTACTAAAATAATAACCCAATCTGTCATCGTGTCAACTATGATTCAATAATTTTATTGTATTTAAGCATATCTTCTACCGCTTTGTTATGGTTTGGATGCTCATCTTTCCAATATGGGTGATTAGAATCTCCCATCATGGTTGCCTTTTTCTCTTCTGCGTCTTCTTTCGTTAGACCTAAATGCTTCACTGTGTTAGTATCAAACGTGTCCTCGTTCAATTTCTCACCAATCTTGCTGAATAATTTAATCAGGTTTGTGTCCTGCGCAAGACCTGTATCGTTTAGGTATGCAGTTAAGTCCTCATCAGCGAATGTGCTGAAAGCTACTTGAGCTGTCTTTAGTTTCTTATCGTAACCAGAACCCCACTCTTTCTTAAGACCTTCAAAAGCTTCTTGCTGCTCTAGCTCATTGGCTTCCCCTGCCTCTTGACTGGCAATAGTTACTTGACTGTTAAAGAATTCAAATACCTTCTCAGCCTGTTGCGGAAGTATCCCTGCATTATGAGCCTGGTCAATGAATCCTTTCTTGAAATCTTCACTGTAATTGGCTTCACCAAACTTCACTGAGTATTTATCACGCTCAGGTAAGCCTAATTGCTTATACACTTCCTTCCAATCTTCATCAGTTCCATGCTCATCAGGTAGACTAATCTTGTTTTTACCAATCTGCTTACGGCTGTGGATATAGCTCTTAGCTAAATCATTCACGTCCTTGAAGTTCTGTAGACTCTTATCTTCCATAAGGTCTTGAGAAATTCCTTTCATCCACTCAGGACCCGCAAACTCTGTTGGTGGTGTGTCTACAGGTGCGGCTTCTACTGGAGGAGCTGTTGTTAATCCGGCCTCTGGTCCGTCTGCAGGTAATTCCTCGTTTAAAAAACGGTTAAACAATTTGATATTCATCGTCATCTCCTTCTGATTGTCCCAGCTTCAAGAGTTGTTCCATCTGCTCAGGGTCAGTTTGTATTGTTCTAAGGATACGCAACACAATAGATCGCGCACCCTCGTTATGGGCCATTGTAATAGCATCTACATCTAGGGTTGAGGTCATGACGTGACAACTCTTCATTAAATCATGAAGCACTTTTCTTCCATCATCTGTGTGAAATAATCTCTTGTACGCGATAATTAAATCGCGCTTCTCTTTAAACTTATTCAGCATCGTTACTCCTAAAGATTAGTTAGCTTTCCTAAAGCGTCCAGTTCTCCGTTTAGTTGCTCGCCTTGAGCTTCCTGCTGTGCTTGCTCCGCCATTGCTTGTCTCTTTCCTTGAACATCGTCTATCGATTTCAAATACTCTGCAGGTAAACCAAACTTGTGAGTAAGGTGGCGTGCTATTGCATCAGCGTCAAAGTTATCTAGCATCTCAGGCTTGGCACTTGCAAGCGGAGAGATAAGTCCAAATACTCTTGTTATACTATCAGCATCACTTGTTTCTTGCACTCTGGCAATCTGTGATGTGTATTTTGTTTCTAAATCTTTACCTTGTAATGAAGCAGGTGCAGGTGGAAACAACTTCTTTCTTGACATAATTCCGAATACTCTATCAACCAAGGGCTTAAGAAACTCGAAATGCTGTCTGCCCAACATAGGCCCTAACATTCTTAGCTGTTCTTCTCTACGTTGCATGACTTCTGTAGCAGTCATTCTATCTGCTTGACGCATCTGCAGTTGGTCTATGAAGAACGCTTTCTCGATTCTATCTACAATAGTATTGATTAGGTTTTCACCAATGTCGGGACGTGAACCAGTTAAGAGTGGCTCGATTCTGTCCTTACTGCCTGCTCTATAATAGTTTATTTTTCCGGGTGCGGTCTTTAATGGTAATAATACTCCATCATCAGGTGCTTGTAACGGAGGGTCTACTACCTTCTGTGCGCCAATGATAACAGTCTTCTGCATAGCATTTACCATCTTAATGTCTGATAGTGCTTTCATGCCCGGACTTCTACCGTAGATTTCTCCACTAATCTTAGTCCATCTGTTTATAATGTACGGGTTCTCATAGAATCCTGATTGCTTTAACACTGATTGCTTTTCTTTTAACACATGAACAGACATGAATGGTCTGTTGCCTGAGTCCATCTTGTGTAGGGCAAAGTCTTCTCTAGGCATTACCAAATGAATCACAGTCATTTCTTTCTGTGGGTCATTCATCAGGTCGCTCATTAGGTCTGTATCTTTTTCAAAAGGCTCCATGCCAAATTCTTGGCGAATAGAGCGTACACTTTTCTTATACTCATAGCTTACTGTATCGATTATGCCTTTATAGTTTTCATCGATATAGGCTTCGTAGATTGGTCTGGCCATGAACCTCACAACCATATCTGAATCTTCCTCTACTCTTAGGACAGATGTACCAAAACTTCCCAAGTCTAGGTAGTTCTGATGTACCTCAGTTTGGAAATTGGAATTATTAAATACTTGAATCATTTGTGAAGTAACTTTCTGTAGCCAAGCCTTTACCTCTTTGTCTTGGTCTAAGTCTTTATCGCCAGAAGATAAACCAAACCATACATTACTAGGATTAGTAAGCATACCGTGAAGTGCAGAAGCCAGTTGTTCGTTCGCGTGGACACTAACGCTCGTAAAAAGTTTATTATGTTTCTTTTCGCCTTTTGTATTGCTTCCATATATATCGTCCTTTCTAGGAATAATATATTCAGCAACCTCGTCCCAATGTGTTTCCCAGTTTACTCTCTGAGATTTCATTCGAGAGTGTTTCCTACAGACCATTTCGCCAATGTTAGTTGAATCTTGCATATCTATTATCCTATTAAACTTGGAGTACCTTGATTGTTAGTAAGTGTAGCGAAGTTATCTGTACTACCGCCTTTTCTCCTTCTTCTTGGATCTCTTAGTTCTAACTTAGCCGCTTGTTGTGGTTCAGTTAGTGGCTCTGGTTCTGTTCCCTTTATGTCATTCATTATATCCTGAGATAGGTCAGATTCCGCTATAGCTTTCAATGGGCTTTTACTAGCTTCTATTGCGCTTTCAGCTCCAAGAGACATACCCATTGTCCCTAGCGCCGTATAAAACTTTTGCCTTTTCCTTTTATCTTTACTAAATGCACCACCAGCTGTCTCAATCGTATTATCAAACGTGTTTGTAACTGTGTCAGCAATCCATTCTAAAGGGTTCCAGCCCATACGTACTCCTTAAAAGATTTCATACTCGGATTCCACTTCCCGTGGTAGTCCCATCATTTTTCTTCCACTTCTTTGTGGGTTATATATCATTCCGAAAACTCTAAAAGCATCTGAACCATGAGAAGACCAATCATGAAGTGGGCGATCAAGAAACATCTTATTCTTAGAGTCCCATTTTCTCTGATAGTTCTTAAGTGCTGCAATTCCTTTTTCACAATTACCTCGGTCAAACCAACAGTGAGGTAGGGCCATACGGACTGCATGAATCCCATCTGCTATCTGTTGTCTAGGTACTATGTTAGTTCTTAATCCTAAATCAAGCAAAGTTTCTTGCCTAGTCCTACCTGTTCCTAGTTCTCGAGCCGCCCCATCGTGTGGGATATAGTGTTCACCATAGCTGTATGGCTTAGACTTGAGTTCTTTTACATAATATTCTAGCCCTTTACCCGCATATTCGAGATAATCTATTACATGAATCTCTTTACCTACATACTGAATAAACCAAATGGCCATAGAATCCGCTATTCCGAGATCCCAAAAGGTATCTACACCTACAGCAGGATCGTATGGCACTCGCGTAATCTGCTTCTTTTCCTCCAACTGGGTCATGTACTTACCGTAATATGCGCCTGTAAGCGCCGCCGCAAATGAACACTCATACTCTTGAGCATATTCCTCTTCGGTCATTGTAGCCTGAGCCTCGATAAGCTCATTGGCATCTACGACTTGAGTTTCACTAGCCTTGTGTATTCTGACGTACCAGTTACGTAAGCCGAGTGCGGCGTTATATATATCGTAGAAATGGTTCTGCCCCTTTGGCGTCCCAATAAAGATAGCCCATCCAAGTCTATCACTAAGCGCAGGCCGAATAACTTGACCCCAAATCGTAGGATCACATTGAGCATACTCGTCAAGAATAACCCCATCAAGGTAGATTCCCCGTAGGGAGTCAGGGTTTTCTGCCCCAAGAAGCATGAATCTAATCTTATCTCCACGATCGGGTCTTGGAATATCAATTCGCAATTCCTGCTCGTGAGCTTTTGCTCCTGGTATCCCTTTGGTGAAGTCCTTGAAGTATTCCCACGCCACACGTTTAGCCTGGCCATACGTCGGTGCAATGTATGCATACTGGGGATTCTTAGTTTCATTTCTAAAGGCCCTGTCTATTGTTTCCATTATAGAGAAAACAGTTTTACCAAATCGGCGGTGGCAAACAAGTACGTTAAACCTTTTCAGATTATTATGTAGCTTAGCTTGGAATGGTCTAGGCGTGTATCCTAAATCAATCTCCTTGCTACTCTCATACTTTTCTGTCTCTCCACTGGGTGCAAACGGATTGCTATGTGGGTTAAAATTATTATTTATCATTAAGCTCTCTCAGCAAATGGTGAGTTTAAATTTTTCCTAATCTCTTTAGCGGGTGCTATGTTTTTATCATGTTCTTTATTTAGCAGGTCTAAGAAAATTTTATGCTCGTTCCTTTTCTCCTGATTGTTCATGGACTTATCTTGTCTTAGAAGTTGCTCCATTTGGTTTTGTTGTTTAGTTCCTTCACGCAACGATTTCTTTTCTATATCATCAGCTTTATTGAATTGCTTTTTTCGTTGTGCTGTTCTCTTCATTATTTCTTTATGCTCTGTTGGTGAAACTAAACCTAGCATCATCTTCTCTTCAGAAATATCTTCTTCCTCTAAACGATTGGCAACGGCATTTGTTGCTTCGTTAACTTCTGCATCTGAATCTTGAGACTTTAATACATCTCCAACTAAGATTTGCATCTTAGGATCTTGAGCCATCTCTTGCTCATCTAAGTAAATTCTAAACTTAGTTTTCTCAGACTCAGGTAGCTTGGCAAAGTCTTCAGTATTCATGTCCGACTTTAATGTGTTTATTTCATCCTGACTCATTTGCCTATCACCAGCAGGTCCGCGACTACCGCCAGATAAAGAAGGTTCCTGTAGTTCTGGTAGCGGGGCTAGTGGGTCTGTAAGTTTCGGTGGATTGTTAGCCATGACTAAACCTTCTTAGATACTTTCTTCTTCTTCTTGCGTATCACCTTCGGCTTCTCCACTTCTTCCGCAAGCTCCGCCTCTGGCAATTCCATCATCATCGTCTCCTTCAATCTCGGCTCCGATTCTAACTTCCGGCTCTGGGGCATAATCTCCGACAGGTACTGCTCCATCTCGATCAATCTCCCGTCCTCTGTCTTCACTAAACTCACTACTGGATATTTCGCCATTCTCATTCCCCTGTATATGGATCACTTCCTCGCGGTTGATCCCAGTATTTATAACAATCGTTGTAGGCCCCACGAATCCCGCTGCAGGATTCTTCTGACCATACTCATCGGGCGCGTTCCTCTCCGCAAGTTTCATGAAACCATCAAAGCGGAACTTCTCACGCGCTACATCTTCCTTTAAAAGTGTATCACTGTCCTTCAATACTTGCACAGCTTCATCGTGAAACCAAGTAGCGCGGTCCTTCTTAGCACGACTCAGCTTATCGCAAAAATCTGGATGGTACCTCTTCCAATTATACACTATATAGAGTGGCGGCATCCCCGGCATCGCAGTTATCTCACGAAGCGTGTGCCCCTCGGTCATTAGATTAGCAATCGCGTCTCCCACTTCCACAGAATAAAGGAACTTAGTCGCACTAATCCCCTCCTGGGCCACCATTTCCCCAGTTCTTTGGTCGTAAGTTACGAGTCTTCCGGTCTTTTTGTCCAGAATCGTCATTGCGTACTTTGCTTCCATCGGATTGTCCTTGCTTAAGGGTCCGGATTTTACGAGTCAGGTAACCGTTGCGCTTTTTCTCACGCGCCAACTTAGCTTTTAAATCCTTATTCTCGCTCCAGAGGTCACTTATTAGTTTCTCCTCGCGGCTATTACCACGGTCCATTACCAAAGAATACAGGAGTTCGATACTCGGAGCAAGGAGTTTGATACAGATACCTGATACAAAGGGTCGGGTATAGGTGTAGGAATCTCGGTTAGTTAAACAGGGTACCTAACGTTGTCACAGGACTGTTTAAAGGGGGGTGCCGGCCCCTTTATTATTATTCCTGTATCAGAATCTGATTTCTCTTATTTAACAGTTTCTTGAGTCTGATAACAAGAATCGGAGTTAAGGTTCTATACCCCCGCACCCCGTTTCAGGGGCACATTGGCACTAGTGGTGTCACAATAGCAGGGACACATTGACACTAGGTGCAAGGTTCATGCCTCTTTGGTTCTAGTAATTACAGTTAGTTACGTTTTGGCACGGGTATTGCTTCTAGTTTTGTGTCGATTGAAATTGTTCATTCGATTCTATTAACAGTAGTAAATATCTACTAGGAGATTATTATGAGTATCAATGCAACAAGTCTAATGAGTAAGTATGCTAATCTTGAAGCAAAAGTCAAGACTACTGAAGCCACGAATCCGCACCGAGTAACAAAAAGCACGCTATTTATTCAACCAACGGGGGGCAAAGGCACAAAGCCATGGAATTTTAGCTACTGTTACTTTGGTATGAGCAGTCCTAGCGGCAAGTTTCTTGGGGGATTCTCTATGAGTAACATGGCAATGCTTCAAGCAGTCGAATCGGGACACTTAGACAAGTCGTTTCTTGCTTTGTTTGAAGCCTATGCCGAGCTTCATGCACCTACTCAAGAAGTATTAAAAGCTAA